TCATCAGAGTCTCGCGAGCAATCTTGAAGGTGCTCGGGAGGTTGGTGTTGTTCGGGTCAGCAGGACCGGTGTACTCACGCAGAGACACCAGCACTTTGTCCTTAACGATAGACCGGCTGTTGGCGGTACCGATGGTTTGATCCTGGGTACGCTCGCGGCTGGTCTTCGTGCCAGGGTTACCGAAGAAGCGGTAACGATCCAGCTGAACGGTCTGACCGGGCTGTTTGGTGAAGTCGTGGACAACTACGGGCTCGGCGGCCATTTCCACGATGTAAGCTGGGTGGGGACGGTACAGCTCCGCGCCCAACAGCTTGGGAAAATCGTTATCAATAAACATGTTGGTTTCTCAGCGTAGGTTTAGCTGATACCCGAGGACAGAAAATCCTCTTAAAAATGGAGGAATTACTCCACTTGGTAAAAATTATAGCAACGGTTTATCAATCCTGTTTATTAAGCGACAGGATTAATCACCCCACTCATGTTCGGCCCCATGACTCGGTTGTACTCAGCGTAAGCAGCAGGAGGCATTGCACCCATGCGGTGATACGGAGTCACATAACCATCAGCAGGCTGAAGATCAATCTCAGCGGATTGAATCTCAGGATCAATAGGTTGAGCAGCTTGCATTGCTGCAGCTAATTCCATAGCAGCGGCAGCTTGAGCTTCTTTACGTGCTGTAGATTTTTGTACAGCTTTTTTGGCTTTTGAAGAGTCCATCAGCGACGATCCTTTTTCTGGGGCATGGGGGGTTGAATACCCATCGGCAGTTGACCAACAGGAGGCATGAATTGAGTCAGCATCATCTGCTCGTTGGCCATGATTTGATCCTGAGTGATTTCAGCACCACGCACGAGCTGAGGAGACAGGAGGCCGTTACGGGGAAGCGGAGAACCGGGAAGGTTTAACTTCAAGTAAGCCGCGTCCAGATCCTGAGGCATCCGAGGCTGAGGAGCATTTGGATTGCCCAATTCAGGTCCACCGTTTGCCATGCGAATGGCTGCGTACTGATCAATGTTCCCGGATTGGACCTGGCGGGCTACATCACCAGCACCAAAATAAATAAGCCCAGGAGCACCAATCGGACCACCAGCGGTGCCGTATTGCGCGATGAAATTGTTCGCTCGTTCCCTGGCACTTGGTTTCTTCGAAGCCATAACAATATGTCTTTAATAAAAAAGGGGCAGCCATTGCTACCCCTTATTTTACATTCAGTCTACAGATGGAATCATTCCATCACGAGCATCTTCTGGCGGAAGACATCGGGGTTGGCCTGAGCCTGGTTCAGATAGCGCCAAGCGTTAGCGGGGTCGCGATCGGCCAGGTTGCCAAAGCTGTTCCAGAACTCAACGGGGTTGCCCTGCTGAGCCTGGGGCTGAGGGGGAACAGGCATTTGAGGACGCTCAGGAGCAACGGGACGCTGCAGTTGAGTGCCGACGGCCTGCATTTGAGGAGCTGCGGGAGCAGCTTGCTCTTCAGGAACGGGATAAGGACCGTTCTCACCGAAGAACTCACAGGTGTAATCAGCGAGAACGTCGGGATCAGTCAGGATGGTCTCGTAAGCTTTGTGCTCAGCGGAGAGTTCCTGGAGCAGGTTCACAGCTTCGATCAGCTGCTGATTGGTTTGAATCAGCGCGTCTTCCAGCTGGCAGGAGTAATCATTGAGGACCTTGGGAACATCGGGACCGAAGTGGTCAATGATCTCAAGACTTGCCTCGCTTACCCCGTTGGCGCGGAGCTGGTCCGGGCTGATTTCCAAAGAAGCTTGGGAAGAGCTGTTGGAATATGCCGGGTTGCTGTTGATCCCAGGCATAGAGGTCTGCATCCCCAGGCTGTTGAGCTGGGTTGCTTGTTGGGAACCGTAGTTGGCTTGGACGGCTTCCGCTGGGGTCTGAGTCGATTGTTGACCCAGGGACGGGAATTGGACGGGCGAACTCAGGAGCCCGACCACCTTGTTGAACGCCTCCTTGTAAGGGTTCTCCGCTTGTGGGGCTGCCTGGGGTGCTTGGGGGTACGACGCTGTAGGGGCTGACTGGTAATCGCTCACCCCCATCTGGGCCTGCATTTGCGGGGCTGGGGCCACCGCTTGTTGGTAGGGCGCCACCCATTGGGACGTTGTTGAAACCGCTGGAGCCTGCGCCGCCGTCTGTGCCACCGGAGCCGCGTAGCTGCTCGGCTGGGTCGGGGATGCTTGGGGTGCCGATTGGGTCGGCATTGCGGTATCGGCCTGCATAGGTTACCTCTTTTTGTAGGCTTTCTAAGGTTCGGTAAAGGAAGGGAGTGAGATCGAGTCTCGGATCCGCAGCCATCGGGAGATTCGGTTGCTGCGGATGTGGTGTCCGCATCTCTTGATTGACTAGATCAATGAATGCGGAGTAGGCCCTCTGTACTTCCCCTACCATCCGGAATGGGAAACCGCTGAGCATTCCAGCGATCTCGTCATCCGTTTTAGAAGGGAATAAATACTTCAGTGCTTCAATGCTATCAACACCTAACTCTTGCAAGTTACGTGTGAAGATTGACTGGTTGAGTTTATCCTGTGCAGTATCTTCATAGACGGGTCCCATCCAGCGCCAATCGACCTGGCGGTCACCATCGGGTGCTAACCCAAGAACACCATCAGGAATCTCTTTGGTCTGGACCGCCGTATCAACGGCCTTCTGTAGCTTTTTCTCATAAGTAGCTTTCTGTTTTTCGTACTTAGCCTGAGCCGCTTCATCAGCGGAGTCATCAGGAGGAGTCGGATACTTAATTCCGGAAGCGTAGGCTAATGACTTGCGGAAGATCTGCTCCTCCTGGAAGATCATCAGTTCAAAGCACTTACAGATACCGTAGGTATAAAGTTGCAAGCACTTTTTCTTAGCAGTTGCACTTACCCGTCCATAGGCTGATTTAATCTCCGTAGCAGTTACATTTGTAATGCTAAGGTCGTCGATACCACCTAGGGCAAGCCGGATCTCACTACGAAGCTGTTCGGCATACCGTGCCTGATCGGTACTTACAGCGTTCGGTGTAATAAAACCAACACGATCTGTGGGCTCCAGGTTGGCGATAACCCTAGGCACCCGCATGCCTTGACCGGGTTTACCGTTATAACCAGAGACCTGGCGAGTGATCGGGTCTTGCTTGTAGGTAGAACTGAAAAGATTTAAATCAGAGCCGAAGCCTGACTGGCTTGAGATACTCGGACGCTGCGCAGTATCTTGATCACCGCTCTCAATAATGTCCTGCTTGGGACGAGAGGAAAGGAGCGTCGGGTTGCCGAAGAATGAGAGGTTTGCACGGATGTTCTTAACCATCTCGTCATGAACGACGATCTGCTCAGCAATACCGTCGAATTCACCTGAGCCATCCGTACCGAAAGCATCAGGGTTGTTGAAGACTTCCACGCACGGAATGAACTCCATGCTGTTCGCCACGACCTGCTTGTCGTACATGGCGAAATCAGTATCGGGCATGTCGAAACTGATTTCCTGCTCGCTGTGATATTCCTCGATCTCAGTAGCAGTAATACGGAGACGCATGTAGCGCTTATCCGTATTCAGGCCCACGCCACGGAAACCCTTGGAGGATTTCACCTTGTAGGCGTAGATGATGATTACTTCTTCAAGATCACCTTCTGGCGAGTAGTAGGTGCGATATGAGTTTTTATCAAACCAGTAGAGCCGGTAGGTCTTCTTGGTGGGGCGAATGTAGAAGAGGCCTTTACCGTATGCCAGGAAGCGATCCCAGATCGCGTCTAAGCGTGCGTCCAGCTTGTTGAACTTGATGACTTGCTGGATGAAGTCAAACCGCTGCGTACCGAAGTTATCTTGCGCCGGATAGAACTCGACACCCTGCCGAATCCCAAACATCTTCATTTGGGAAAGGTGCGAACTGACCAACATGGTGTCCGCTGAACCTTGCCCGTCGTGATTGACGACGGATTTGAGGATAGCGTCAAGGATAGATTTACTATCGCTCATGGGTGCTTAACGGTTCGGATTATTCTTCAATATCGTAGCCAGCAGCAATACGTTTGAGAGTGATGACATCATCTTCGACTTCGACTTCAAACCGTTCATTGGGTTGAAGAGCCATGTCATGGCACAGCTCGTCGGGGAGAGGAATGACTGCAGAACCGTAAGCGTCCTGCTCAATCTCTACGTTGAAATAGCCGGTGGACATTGGAAACGATTCTTTAAGTTTAAGTCCAAAATACTTTATCCTTTGTCAGCTTAGAACTGAAGCTCCAGCTTGCCTCTCGTCATCAGGCCGTTGCAGAGCCAGACGAGAGCGTCGACGCAGTCGTCGTGTGAGCTGACACCGAAGTTCACGATCTCATCGGTCAAAGGACCGAAGCGCCGGTACTTGTTGAAGATGATCTTACGCTGCTCGAAAAGCCCCATGATTCCACGGAAACGAGCGACTTTGTCTCCACGGAAACCTTTGACGGCGTGCCAGTTCAGGTTGTAAAGACCGTGGTCACCAAGGCAAATGCGTTTGAAGTCAGCCTCCAGGGAAGCCTGGTATGCAACAGCTTCAGACCAAATGTCGATTTGACTGCCGGTGGGGAAGTATTGGCCGTTGTCTCTGTGGACAATGCCCCACTCTTCCATCATCTCCATGAGGGACTCGAGCTTATCGAGGTTACCCATGATTCGAATTCGTTTGCAATCAATAATGTGGATCTTGTCTTTAACGCGTCCACCCATCACAAAGACGGTGTAGTCGTTCTGTTCACGAACACCAGCTGAAAGGTCAACGCCAACGCCAAGAGCATCGAACTGTGTGGCAATGGTCCCTTTAACGATCAGATCTGGGGACAGTGAGAGTTCACTGGTTTGGACGATCTGGTTCTGATACTGGAAACTGAATGCGATGGGTGCCTGGCGACGGCGATCCTGCAAATACTCCAGGGACCACATCTCTGGCCAATAGGAGATCTCATCGCCTTGCTCATCAACTGTGATCGCTGACTGCACGATCTGCACCCAGTCGTTGGAGGGCGTGAAGGTGCTGTTGTGAATATCGTCGTGGCGGAATCGGGTACCAAGACAGATGGCTCGTCCACCTTCAAACATGGTTGGAACGATAACCGAGTTCCAGTTATCCTCCATGGCAGCCCGGATGTCCCGGTTCTTGATATCGTCCGCGCTCTTGATCGCGTCATCGATGATACAGAGGTGCGAACGTTTCGAGGTCACAGCACCCTTCAGACCTGCACAACAAACGGTGAACTCTTCTTCACCAGTCGATTTGATGCCAGCGAACTTCCAATCAATACTCCAGTATTCGTTGGAGTTGATCCCTTTGGCGATCTTAACCATCGGGAAGATTTCTTTATATGTTTTACTTTCTTCGATAATTCGTTTGATCGCAGCACTCTTAGGTCGAGCAACATCAACCGTGTAAGAGATATAAAGGATTTTTAGAGGTTTCTTGTGTAGAGCGTGGACACCAACAGCCCAAGCCGTATAGAGACCGAGAATCGTGGACTTTGCAGAACCACGTGGAGCAAGAATGTCGATGTTGGGTCCACCGATCCCAATCAGACACTCAGTGTCTTCTCCAGTGCATAGGTAAGTGTGCCACTCTTTGTGATGACGTGCAGGTGGCTTGTCACCGACAACATCACAGAAATAAGCGAAATCTGTACGAGCGCGTTCAACATCTACGGAAGTCGTCTTTTTTACAACGCGTTGTTGTGCAGCTGCACGTGCAGTCCTGCGATAAACACTATAAAGAGAAGTTCCTGCCATGCCTGAAGCATAGCGCAGTGATTTTTACGACTCTTCCTGCAGAATCTTTGTCCAGACGCCCATAGAGGCTTCCTGAAGTGGACCTTCGATGGGATCGTCACGGAAGATCGTTAGCATCTCTCTCAGAGCACGATCAGCTCCCGCCAGGATCAGGCCCTGCTTGTCCATTAAAACCTTTTCATCGTTCAACTGCTTGATGGCACCACGAAGCTCTTTTTGAAGCATGGCGATACGGGACGTTCCCATATCTTGTTTCACCATGCCCATATCAATGGCGTCACGCAGCTTGGAGATGTCTTGGGACATGGAGTCGATTTCTAACTCCAGAAGTCCAGTAAAGTCTCTCTTTTTGTATTCCTTTTTGGACCACTCATCACACTCCACGATGCTACCTGTAAACCCGAGGAAACGGGCATACAGGTACATCTGGATCGGGGAGCTTGTGCGTTTACAGAATGTAAGAAAGGATTCGCGGTCTTTGTCTGTTAAACCTTGAATCCAATCCGTCATGTTCTGTACTGGCGCTGAGCCTGCTCGTAATCTCTGGATTCTTTATAGCGCCTAAACATCTCCTGCTGCAAGTCAGTGAGACGTTGTTGGCTTCCAGAGGTTTGGATACCGAGACGCTGCTGCTCACCACGGGTGACTTCAGTAGCTCGTGTCTCTTGGCCAGTTAAACCAATCTGACGTTCTTGACCAGCAAGTAACTGAGCTTGGGTTGCCCGTTGCTCAGTACCAGTCAAGCCGATCTGACGTTCTTGACCAGCAAGCAGCTGAGCTTGAGTGGCACGCTGTTCTGTGCCG